ATATCACCCGATAGTTTAACACTATGATGTTTTAGTAATACTTTATCACATAATTCTTTTACTTTTTCTACTGCATTTTGTCCTGCAGTATCTGGGTCAAAAATAATGTCTACTTGTTCTACTCCTCTCATTTTTAGGAGTTGTAATTTTTGTTCGTTTATATTGTGCGTACCAAAACAACAAAGGGCATTGGTTAGCCCCTTGTCGTGAAGGTTTATTACATCGTAAATGCCCTCTACTAATATTACCCTACCTTTTATAGGTGTAACATTAGTTGGATATAGAGGGAGTTTAGCTTTCGGAGGGTGAAAGATGTACTTAGGAACGTCACCAAGATGTTCACCAAGTATTCTTCCATTAAATGCAACAATCTTGCCTGTTATATCATATACGGGGAAAACTATTCTACCTTGAAAGGGCGATTGTTGTGATATGAAAGCTCCGAACTTTGCATATGTTTCTTTCTTTATTCCTCTTTCATTTCCTGCGTACATGAGTATGTCTGTTGGTAGTCTGAATCCAATTGATTCTGACCTTTTTTGTTCTATTGTTTGTTTTAGTTTCTCTCTTTTAATATCTAAATAGTTTGCTGGCTTATCAAAGTGTTTGAATATATTTCCTTTGAAACCGCAAGAAAAGCAATTAAATACTCCTGTTACTCTATCAATTCTCATTGATGGGTTTGTATCATCATGCTCTGGGTGTAGACAACGAACTACATAATCTGCAGGAGATACTTTAAATTCTATCTTTTGTTCTACTAATAATTCTTCTACTGTCATTTTGCTATCATTTTTATTACTCTATGTAGTCTACCACATTTCATAAAGTTGTGGATTTTTTCTACTATTCTTTTTATCATGGTTTGTATACTTTTCCTCTATCTAAAATTAGAATTCCATTTAGGTGGTCTAGTTCGTGTTGTACTACTCTTGCGTCAAAGTTTACGAACTTTCTTTTCACAAAATTAAATTCTTTATCTTTATAATTTAAGTACTCTAATGTTATAGAGTGTGCTCTTTTTACTCTTACCTGTGCGGCTCCACAACTCAAGCAACCTTCCCAATCTTTCTTTTGATAGGAACTTCTTGAAATAATTTTTGGATTTATAAATACCTCTGCAGGATTACCTGCTAAAAATATTCTTTTTGGTACTCCTATTTGAATAGCAGATATACCAATGCCATTTGATTCTTTCATGGCTTTAGTCATTTTTTCTAATAATTCTTCTAGTTCCTCTTGTGTACCTGACCAATCAGTGGATACTTTTCTTAATATTTTTGTGTCTGTAATTATCATCTACTATTATCTCCGCTGGTAATTCTTCTTTGCAATGTGGACAACATGGTGGCAAGTCTAGTATTTTTCTTTCTTTACACTCTTGCAACCACTCCTCATGTGCTTCTTGTTCTGTTATTCTTAGAAACCACTCAATCATCTCTTCCATTGTATATTTCCTCAAGTGTTTCTTCATAAATTGTTCTAAACTCTTCCATTGTAGGAACAGCTACTTTAAACTTTGGATTGTCTGCATTATAATATACTATGTCAGAACAATGCAAAATCCAAGCTTCTTCTAATTGTTTTTCTGTGTATAATATCATATATCTTGTGCCTCTTCTTCGGGTGAGCCTGCTGACATTTGTTCTCTCATTTTTGCTTTTTCATCTGGTGTCAAGGCAGCGTTAGGCCCAATCTTTAAACTCTTCCAATCTACTTCACTTGAAAATCCTTTTACTTCATTGTTTCTCATTTTCGTACAATTAAAGGTCATACACTTATCTTCTGGTGACCATGTTTCAAGTGAATAAGCAGCATCTGCTGCATCTAGAATACCTTTTGCAAATCTTGCCTCTCCAGTACTATCTGTTTGATATGGAGCAAATACTAATGTTTCATAGTCTTGTGCAAAAGTTTTCATTTTCTTACTAATTTCTATCTGCTCCTGCCAATCATATTGACTGTTCTTGCCTGGAGCATTGTGACGACGAACTTGGTTCAGATAGTCAACAATGACTATTCCTACATCAGTACGGCTTACCCTCTTATCGAGTTCGCTTTGAATTTTTGAGAGAGTGAGGGCAGGGTCGTATATCACATCTAGTTGTGCATCTTTGCGTAATTCCTGCTTCACAAGTTTTCTATGAAACTCATCAAAGTCACGATTTGATTCGAACTCACGGAGATACTCTCCGCCATCTTCAAATCGATTAGCCCACCAACCCGCTACGATATTCCATTCTTCAGTACTCATGTTCTTGTCACGAATACTAGTGAATGGTATCTTAGTTGAGATGGAGCACATTCTTTGAAGTATAGACCTACTATCCATTTCTATTGTGAAATAAATAGCAGTTCTACCCTGTTCATAGACATTCACTGCTAGATTACAGGAAGTCAGAGACTTACCTGAACCTCGTCGTCCTCCTACTAGAACTAAATCTTTCGGAGAAAACTTAACTGTAGCGTCATACTCACTATTCAATCCAAGTGGTAAATACTTCGCTAATTCTGTATCATCTTCAAAAAGTGTTATTGTCTGCATATTTTCTGAAGGTGGTGTGACATCTACTTTGTCACTTACATCTAAAACTATCTCTTGTAATTGTTCTATATTTTCCTCAGCAGTAGCAATCGTAACAGTTTTCTCGACATACTTGTCGAGTTCGTCTAATATTTCTGTTTGTGTAAATTCGTTTTTGAGATAGTCCAGTAGAGTGTCTGCATCGACATCTACTTCAATCTGTTCGATTGCTGTTAGTTTTTCTGTGAGATTCCTGTCTCGCACTCCGTAGGAGAGTTCCTCGAAAGTGGGTAGGGTTTGATAAGTGTCTACATGTTTCTCCAAGATGCTATGAATCCCTCGGTACTCACTTGGGAGATAAATATCTCTTAATTGAGACCAAGTATCTAGGTCTTGTTGAACTACTAATTGTTTGATTAACGCGCTGGCAATATTCATGTAAACTCTCTCAAAAAAGGGCGGCCATCACTCGTGATAGAAGCCGCCCGTTGCTAAAATATTGCGTTAGCCTATTTCTTTTCTAGCTGCACCATTGTAATCAGCACATTGTAGACCTCTTCTG